AATTTCCTTTTTCGCTTAGAAAAAATTCTTTTTCAATCCAACCGCCCAAGTCACCTTTTTTAACGTCCCCAAAGTCCTTGAGTGCCTCTATACGATATATTGTTTTACCCCTAAAGGTTTTTGAAATATCCGTTCTTATTTTATATTTCGTGTTCATAATTCTATTTTGTTATTGATTTATGTATGCAAAGATAAGGATAATATTTGATATAACCAAATTATTAATATTAAATTATGTTAATTGAATGATATCATAAAAAAGGATAGAACTTTTGTAAGATTATTTACGTAGTTCTATCCTCCAAAACATTGAATTATTAAATTATATCTTTGCCTATTTCTAATTTAATAGAATATTGTTTATCGTGACTATTAAGAATTACATAGTCATTATATTTTTTATAAACTTTATATAATCCTAAACAAGTTAATTTACGCACTTGCTTAAAAATAAATCGTTTTGCTTCTCTCCTTGTGTCAAACTCATAACTATCATCTTCTATTAGTTTATTAGAAGATGACAGCATATTATAATAAACTATATATTTATTATTTTTTCCATATCTTTTATATATTAATTGAAGTAAAGTAAATCAAAGAAGAAGGTAATTAAATCTTCTTTTTTCATATCTTTTATTTCAATCTTTATTTTATCCTCGTCCTTCTCTCCCAAGCGTACAACATCATCTTCCGTATATTTATCATACGATATAAAGTAAGATAAATTACACATGATACTATATTTAACCTTCTCGTCTAATTCGTGTGTAATCTCTTTAATTGATATGTTATTTCTCAAACACCAACCATATAAGCGTGCAAATAGATACTCATTATAATTTTCTCGTGCGATGATACGATTATACTTATAATCATAGTCAAAGCATACCGCAACCATGTCATTATCTTTGTTTGAAAGATAAAAACGTTTCAAGTTATATGCAAGTTTAATTACGTTTACTTTGTAATAAACGTTCTCCAAAAACCCTTCAAAGTCATTATCTTTAATAACTTTATCCAATAGAGATTTTAAATTAGGACTTTTCATAACTTTATTTTAATTTGTTTTGTAGGTATGTTCCTTTATTAATTGTATTTGCAAAGTTAAACAATTTATTTCAATTTACCAAATTATTTATGTTAATAAAACAAAAAACCATAACTACTTATCTCAAGCGGTTATGGTTTTGAAAAATAATTAACTAACTAAATATTAACATTAACTACATTGTGATTACCTTGCGGTACAACGTTTAAAACTACAAAACTTATCTATTCTATATTTGAGATTGAATGCCAACTATTATCGGTTTGTTTCCATGCAACTTCGAACTCTTCCTTTTTATCCCCAAAGGTCAGTTTAAGCACTGATACGTTGTCTTTAACGTCCTTTAGTGTTATCTCTGTTGCAAGTCCCCCTAAAGTTTCATTCAAGCGTTCAGAAAGGATTTCTCGCTTTCTGAACTTTATAGGTTTCCAATTCTTTAATAAGTTGGACTTTATTACATCTCTAAATGTACACATAATCTTATATCTTACAAATGGAAATTTGGTTTAATACGCTTATATGTCTTCTCGTTTGGACATTTGTTGCTTGATACAATAACGTCCATTGCCCATGAGCCGACAAATTTCAGTTCCCCTTCGTTAGGGATGTAATCGTGAGTTTTATCATAACTTAACTTTGTAAGGATAGGTAGTGGATGTACGGCTAAATCATCACTTGTCTTACCACTTGGACAATCTTCAATGTCGACAAATTCCTTCTTTGTCTTATTGATAAAGTAGCGGTACTCATTTATCTTCAAGTCCTTTACATCCTCATCGGTGTTATTGTCCCTTGCAATATCGTAATAGTTTTTCCCCTCTAATACATCATCTGCATAGTCACCACACCATACCATAGGATAACCTTTATACTTTCCGTCCTCATCATTAATGAGAGATGCAAAAGTGTTCACAAAGTTATTTCCTACATACGAATGTTCCATGAGTTTTAACCCATTATAAAAATCATGTGCATGCAAAGATGCAACTACTTTCTTACTATCCTTCTTGTCAATAATGACAGGTTTAAAATATTGTCCCATAATTCTAAATGTTTTAAATGTTTGTTTTTAAATGATAGTGCAAAGATAAGGAATTATCCTCACACTACCAAATAAAATTAAGTATTTAACACTTCTTTAACATATGTCGGTATTTTGGATTTCCATAAAGCAAAGCAATATGATAACAATCAACTGTACCCATAAATTCCTTAATCTCATTAAGTCCCTTTTCTGTAAAGTCCTCTTGACGTGGGTATTCCAAGATAATACTATCTTTGTCCGTCTTAATTTCGGGAACACCATTAACAATGTTTACCTCCTCTGCAATTCCATCCTTAAACAACATTGTAAACTCATGTTCTGTCATAGGGTCTTTATCATTAAAGAATGGACCATAACCCATATTAATTAATGTTTCGTCACAAATATAGATAGTGTCCCAATAGCTATTTAAATTCTCCATAATTCTTATTTGTTTGTTTGTTTAACGTAAATAAATCACATCATATAAAAAGTTAATTAACTCTTCCTTTGTTAAGTTTGTAATAGCAATTTTTTCTATTTTATTAGCAAGATTATTTCCAGTTTTTATAAAATACATATCTTCTAAATCACTAATAAAACTATAAACTCTACCCATTAAACAAAATACATTTCCATTTGAAAACTTAGTTATTTCTTTTCCAAAATACAAAAGTATTTCTTTAATATCATCTTCCTTGTAATTGTCTAAAACACGAAAATCTGCAATTTTATCTCTTAAACGTTTAATTGTAGCACTATCCAATCTATGTTCAAAATCTATAATTATAATATTATTTTCCTTTGCCCATCTAAATAATGAACAATATGCAAGTTTATCATAAACTTCTTTTATAATAATAGAATCATTTAATTTATCAACGTCAAAACACAAAGCAGGTACACTTGTATCTTTATCCGTAATGTAAAAACGTCTTAAATTGAAACCAATGTTAACAACATTCAACTTAAAATCATTTTTATCATCAAGTCCTTCAAAGTTCTCATCTTTGATAGCGTATGATATATTATCAAATAATTTATCGTAATTCATAATTCTATTGTTTTAATTTGTTTACTATTGAAATACGTATGCAAATTTAACAAGAAAAATCCAATTATGCAAATTTTCCTTGTTAAATTATGTTTAGTTTAAGAATATAATTTTTCTACAAACTCAATTACATTTTTATAGAAGTTATAATCTTTCTCACCACGTTTCTTAGCAAATTCCAAAATATCTTCCTTTGTTCCGTTGATAAAGAGCGTGGACCATTGATTATTAGAACGTGTATAAACAAAAGTGTGACCACCTTCCCAATTTTCATGACCTACATAGTAGTCAGCAGGGGACTTTATTACAGCATCACTATTAAAACGTACAAAATCGTATATATCAGCGTCACCACATACAATTGCGTTATCTCTCACCAAGCAAGTACCTATTAAATTTGCATTGTCACAAACTTGTGCATTATCTAATAGAAGGGAATTACCATACACTTGTGCGTTATCCTTAACAATAGAACAACCTTCCATACGTGCGTTATTAAACACACGTGCGTTATCTTTAACTTTGGAATGTCCTCTTACTTGTGCATTACCAAATACCACTGCATTGTCGCACACTTGTGCAAATCCGTCTATTACAGCATTCCCAAATACTTTTGCATTTCCGTAAACTTTTCCGTCCAAGAATATCCAACAATTGTCTTCTTGCGAAAGATTATCTTCTTTCTCAATAAAACCACCAATACTACCCTTCTTGACATTTCCAAAGTCTTTAAGAGCCTCAACTCGATAGAGTTTGTGTCCATCAAATGTATAACTTAAATCTTTTCTGATTTTATACTTCTTTGTTTCCATAATTCTTAATTTAATAGTTTTCTAACTGTTTTATAAACTGCAATTTGTCTGCCTTCGTCAATATCCTCCTCATTGAAGATAAATGTTTCGTCATCATCTGTTGTTTCAAACTCAATTTTATTACCTTCTGAAAGTCTAATTTTCTCAACTGGTAAAGCAACCCAATTTCTATTGATTTTTACAACAATAGATACAATCTTTGTAACTCTACTTGTATTGTTATAATCAATCAAAGTAACTTCATTAATATTTTTCTCATTCATTAATGAAATAACTTCATTCTTTAATTGTTTTGCAAAGTCTTCTATTACGCTCATAATTCTATTTGTTTGTTTTGATTTACGATTGCAAAGGTAAGTATTTAATTTGAAATATACAAGTAAAATTATTAATTTAACATATAATTAACATTAATCGCTTTTTATGTATAATATATAATATATTACGCATACGCATGAAGGGGAAATATAAACTTGTTTTAAAACGTTCTAACCACTTATAATAGTGCCGACCTTATAAGTTATCAAGTTTATATATTAAACCCTTCAGAAACGAATTAAAGTGGCAATAAAAAGAAAAGTGGTACTACTTATCCCAAGCAATACCACTCAAATCATAATAACAATTTTTTGTTTAATAAGATTTATTTCTTGTCATCTATTCCATAAACCTTCTGTACAAAAGGACGGATACTCTTTGTAGCCTTCTTAAATTGTTTGAGGTTCATTCCTCCGCATACAATTTTGTTCATAATGTCGTTGGCTCTCTTTTCAGTGTCAACGTATCTGTACAGCACGTTATTTGTTCCGTCATGGTGTACACCCCTAAAACGTACATTCCACTCGTCCAAATACCACTCACACTCATCGCATGATGTGTTCTGTAGAATGTTTGAAATATCATTGTACACCTTTGATGCAACACGTACACCATTCCACAACCCGAGTTCTGCAAACGCTACTACATAACCCTTAAAACCTGTATATTTTTCTGAAAGGTTATCTCTCTCGTCTTCGATATACATATTGTTGTTATCATCAATAACTCTCATAACGTTATTGTCTGATAAATCTGTGTAATTCTCTTCACGCATAAATTTACGTGTTTCCTTCATTGTTTCCTCATCATAGAGGTCGATGTTAGTCCAAATTAAGCAACGTTTCATAATTCTATTTGTTTATTTTAATTGTGTCAGCAATATTACTGATTAACGTTTGCAAAGATAAGTATATAATTTGACTTGCGCAAATATTTCGTATTAATAAATGTTAATTGAAATAGTATTTATATATACTGAAGATGTTGAGTGTTTTAATAAACTCATCCTGCAAAGTTTTTGATGCGTCCTCACTTCGAACACTCCATGTAACAGGCTCGTCATCATCACACTTTCCACTTTTCCAATCGTGCAACTCAAATAACTTCTCATTAACACGAATTAACCACGTGTAATGTACCTTCTTATCTTTACTTAATTTGTCCTTTGTCGGTTCTCCAAATACACTCTCTAAAACACTCTTCGCAATAGGTTTTGTTTGTGTAATAAATGTTGTACAAGTGTCGGGAAGATTATCCTCCTTTTGATAAACTTCAATTTGGAGGTTATTGATATTTACTTGTTTCATAAATCACTTATTTATAGTTTATCGAAATATTCTATTATATCTGTAAAGATAATATCACACATAGAATTTAATATATAATCTTCTGATGTTGTAATCATTTCTCCATTAAGTAAATTAGTGCAAATAATATGAAACTTATCTGTTTTCTTATTATAAGAAACTCTTTTTACAACACACATGTACACGTCCTCATAGTTAACTGATATAACCTCAATATATGGACGTTCATTCAGTTTTCTATCACTAAAATCTACATTGAATGTACGTTTCTTTTTCATTTGCGTAATAGTTTCTTTTCTATCAATATAGATATGGTCTTTATAAATTCCTTGATACATAGTTTTCTGTGTTTAGAATTTGTTTGAAAAGTGTGTATTACTTTCTATTGCGTTTGTCTAAACAAGTTGCAACATAATCGAGTAATTCCTCCTCATTGACATTGCCTTCCTCGTCCTCAAAATCAGACAACATTTTACCTTCGAACTGATATACTCTATCATTATCAGTGTTAAGACCAAAATCTAAAGTAACCTTTATTCCTTTAGAATAATTCTTTATAGCACACGCACCAATTTTAACTTCTTTCATAATTCTATTTTGTTATTGATTTATGTCTGCAAAGATAATAATAAACTTTCAATTAAACAAATAAAAATATATATTTAACATATCATTAACATTTATCTTCTTAAGATACTATATTTTGCGTTTTAAGTGTGTTTTATAATATCTTACTTATAAGTTACTATCTTTTCAATTATAAACCGTCAGAAGCAAAATAAAACCCCACCAACGCAATGTATTATATTACGTTGATAGGGTTTAATTATGAAAGTAGCTATTTTATTCGTTTTCGTCTTCTATCTTTTCAACTTCATAAGAATAAGCCGTTCTTACCTCCCACCCATTCTTAATGTAAATTTCACTATCACCTGCCACACCATTATCTCTCATTCTGACAATAACCCATGTCAGTTCATTATCACCTTCGCAAAAACCTTCGCTATCACTATTATAGCGTACCAAGTCCCCACAATAAAGTTCTTTGCCATTCTTATCAGTTATCATATTTCAATTCCTTTCTTATATCCTCTATTATTGTTGAATAAACACACTCCATTGAGTTATATAACGGGTCGTACTCGTTTAATCTATAAACATCATCACAATCATTTACAATAATTTGCAATTTATCATCATCATTCAAGATGACTTTACTAACTGCCAAATCTAAAATATCTTCTTTTACTTGACAAAGAACATAAGGCACATCTTCGATTAACCATTCGCCTTCATTACTGATAAATGTTAATTCTTTAATGTCATTTTCTTTCATTAAAGAAATTGCCTTGTTTCTAAAATATTCGTTCATAATTATAATGTTTAATTTTGTTTGTTCTTACTTATTTTGAGAAAATATATGCAAGTTCTGAAAGTTCATTTTCTACCCATTGAGTATCTATAAGCACTTTTTCCATTTCATAAGGCGCACCATTTTTACCATGTCCGTCCTCGTCAAGCCAAAGGTAAGTTTCATATGAAACATCGTAACTCTCGTAATAACTTTCAAATTCTGAATGAATTTGCTTTTTTGTTGTACCTTCCTCAAAAGTAAACTCAACACATACGTCCCTTCCTGCAGGTGAGTAAATCTCTAAATTTACGTCTACGCTCTTTGTTTCATTGTTAATTATTACATCTACTATCCATTGAGTATTTTCCAACTTGTTTTCGATGTAGTCTTTAATGTTTTTTAAAGTCATAATTCTTAAATGTTTAAATTGTTGTTGTTTTGAATAACTGATGCAAATATACTAATAAGTTTTTTAATATGCAAGTAAAATTAAGTAATTAACATTTAATTAACATATTATCAGCTTCATATTAAAAATAAAAGGTAAGCAATTATTCTCAAACTACTTACCTTCTTTGTTCATTTAGTTTTTACAGCACAACTCTTTTATCTTGTCATAAAAGTTTTTCTCAAACGTATCAAAATTATTCAAAAAATACTCCATATCTTTTATTACTTCTTCGGGGTATGAGTAATCAAAAATATCTATTTTGTTCCAAAAAGTGCCGTAAAATACGCCTTCCTGAGAAATCATAAGATTTTGTGGGTTTTCTGTGCTGCCGTTTTCCACACCGATGTATTTTATTCTTTCTTTCTCATCATCATCGCCTATAATTGCATAACAACTAAGAAAGCCTAATTTTTCATCCCAACCATTAGCAATTGCACATAAAGTACGTGTTTTATCACTTTCCTTTAATTTACTATGCTTAAGTGTACTAACAAGTAGGAATCTATTCTTTATCAAATGATTTGCAGTATCTATCAAATCTATAATTCTATCATTCAAAGAAAGAATTTTATCTCTCAATGAAAACATTTTCTCCTTCTGTTTGTACTCTTCACTATACTTGTAAGCGTTGGCAATTTCATTTTCAAACTTAATCATAATTCTTAATGTTTTAATTGTTTGTTTCAGCACTATAACTGATTGACGTTTGCAAAGGTAAGGATAATTTTTAAAACACGCAAGTAAATTTCTTATTTTAACTTTTAATTAACATTTGAATGATTATAGAAGATTATATAATATACACATGAATGAATCTAATATATGCGTTTTAAGGCGTTTAAATAATACTAACCTTATATGTACCTATAAAGTTGATTATAAGCTATTAGAAAGCAAAAGAAACCCTATAAAGGAATATATCAATACCTTTATAGGATAACTATGTTTATATTGTTCCGTACTCTAATATGTTGAAATGTTCCAATATATCCATAAACACAATATCACACATAGAATAAGAAATTTCATGCTCATTTAATGTCTTTTTAGTACGTAAGTAACACTCTTCACAATAAAGTGTAAATATGTCTTTATTTTTGTCGTATTGCACTTTATTGACAACAAACGCAAATCTATTCCCTTCACAAACACTTAATACACAGGGACGTAAATACCTTTTCTTTATAGTAAAATCGACTTCAAAAGTATTGAATTTCTCCATACGATTTATAGCGTCTTTTCTATCTTGTTCTATACAAGTTTTATATAATTTTCCCATTGTTTATAATTTTATGTAAAACAAGTATATTAACTTGTATACTGCTATTGCAAGCTAAAACACTTGTTTTACTTTTATTGATTTATGCTTGATGTGTAATACAATTAGTATCATTTAATAAGTCTTCTACAAAGTCCATAACCTTTGTATAGAAAGGTACTTTGTAAGGAACTATTTTGTTTAATGTTTTCAAGAAGTCTTCTCGTGTGCCATACGTATTTATGTTTTGCCACATATCATTACTACGTGTATATGTGAATGGGTAGCCATTATCCATAAATTCACACCCACAATAATAATCGGTTTTACGGCTAATATAAGCGTCACCCAAAAAGATTGCTCTATCCCATATTTCCACGTTACCACAAATAACAACTTTGTCACGTGCTATTATATTACCATGTACACACGAATTACCGCACATCATTGCTGAATCGGTTAATTCAACATTGCCAAGCAAACGTGCCTCACCGCACGCATATGAGTAGTCTCTTAAAAAGCTACGACACGTAACAATTGCCCCGTCAAATACTCTCGCATGATTCTGTATAAGTGACTGACCACTTACCCTTGCTTGTCCAAATACTTCTGCGTAGTCCATGATTTTAGCGTTTTCAAAGACTTTTGAATCATCGTACGCTTTTGCGCTATTATATATCCAACAATTACCTTTGTGAGAAAGATTTTCCTCCTTCTCAACCCAACCGCCAACATCCCCATTCTTTACATCGCTAAAGTCTTTTAACGCTTGAATACGATATAAAGTGTGACCATTATGGTTAATCTTTTCACTCTTTAATAACTTAAATTTCTTTGTTCCCATAATTCTATTTTAATTGTTTTAATTCATTCTGTAGGACTATTCCTTTTTGATTTATGTTGCAAATTTAAGCAACTTATTTCAAACTACAAAATAAAATCATATGTTTAACATTTATTTAACACTTATATAAATCTTCAATCTATTGAATATATTACATACGCATACACGTAAGATTAAATATAACTCAATATTTTCGTTTTAAGCGTATTAAATTAGTGTTATGGTACATTTACCTATTATGTATAATTAAACCCATTAGAACACATAAAAAACCCCTATAGGATAAACATATTTAAATGTTATACCTATAGGGAGAATCAACAACATAAAAACATTAAGAATTAAAGTCTTTCCAATTCGTGTGGGTATGCCTCCAACTCACACCCTAAATCATCGGACAAATGGATAATAGTTTCCTCGTTTTCATTGTCCAAGTCGGTATCATTTCCTCCTATTGAGTCAATTGCCCAAACTCTATTTAAATCTCGTGTTTCCTCGTCACAATCGTGGTAAAGAACACAATCACCAATCATTAATGGTTGTTTGTTTCTATCATAAACCATAGATAATAATTTTAATTTGTTGTTGTGGGACTATTCCCTATCTTTTTATATTACACTGCAAAGATACGCAAAATATATTATGTAACCAAATTTTTGATGTTAATAAATGTTTTATTTCTCAATCACATACTTAACACGTTCCAAGATTGTTTTTGGTTTTACAAGTTTTTGTTCTGCTTTCATTACCTTGTAAATCATTTCTGAATTTTCACTTCTTAACTTTGCAATTTCCTCCGATAACTTCTTATTTCTGTTTCTTACTGAATTATATTGTTCCTGACTGATAAACTTTCCTTCCTCGTTTCGTGCCTGCTGATAGCGTGTAATTTGCTTTTGTAGTCCTTTAAGTTCCTTTTCAGACTTGATACACTTATCTTTCGCAAAATAATACATATCTCTCCATTTGTCCCTTTCCTTAACAATATATTTCAATATTACAGAAGTTGGAATATTATCATTAGGTCGTTTGTTATTATTATCCATAAACTACTCAATTTAATTTGTTTGTTTTATTTGAGTGGGTTAATATTTCAAACCCACCCTTAATTATTTACCACTTACAACGAACGTCACCTTCCTTTACAATAAAGTCAGTATTAGGCATAACGAATTTACCCTTCTTAAAGTTGTCAGCCGTTTTCTTAAACTTCAAACCTACTACTACATTTCCGTCCTTATAACGTGCGTCATATTTGTCTCCGTCAATAACATTATAACCCATAAATGTTTTTGGCATTGTTTCTGTACCAAATACAACGGCAATACGTCCGCCTTCCTTTAGATAGTCCATACCTATATTGAAGTTCTCTTTAGAGCCATCCAACGACCATGTAATATCATAGTTAGGATATTGTTTCAAAAGTTCCAAATAGTTAGGTACTTTCGTGTAATCATAAAACATTACATTAGGAAACATTTGTAAGATATTCTTTTTACCTAACTTGAACAATAAAGGACTTAAATCGCTTGTTCCATTGATACGTACTGAAAACTCGTGTCCCTTCAATTTTGCACGTTTCTTTTCCAACTTAATTTCATGCAACATTAAACGCATGAATACTTCTCTATTAGCAAAGAATAAGCGTGTCTTTGTAACACGTGAGCTGTCTATATCATCACGACCCGACAAACGGCTAACCTTGTTACGTCCACTTCCCATAAGGCAATTTGCTTTACACATTGTATTTTGTGGGCAAACGTTAAAACCACTCAAATCGGCTGCAGCCAAATATAAACAATATGTTGAGAACTTATGCTCATATGAATGCAACATCTTTGCGCTTTGTGCTACACTTCCTAAATAGGTAACACCAACTTCCTTCAATGTTGCGGTATAACTTTTCCACTTGATGTTTTTAAGTCGGTTCATTTCACTATTGAAATCTGCAAACTCACTCTTTGTCATCAATCTTTCCTTCATAATTCTAAATGTTGTTTTAATTTGTTTGTTTTGTGGGACTATTCCCTTTCTGAATTACGTTTGCAAAGGTAAGGAAATAAATTGAAATAACAAAATATTTCCTTACGTTTAACATTTATTTAACAGAACTATGAATATGCTTTAATAAAATAAACATATCATCAATAGATAACTCGTTTATATGTATAGGTAGCATACTATTGGTTCTTTTCAATAATACATTATCATTTTCTATGAACACAGCAGTTATATTGTCTTCCCACGCATATCCAGAACACTTAAACGCATTATTAGAAGATAGTAGAAAACATCTTTCGTCTTCATCCTCTAAAACTTCCCTAAACTTGTTGGTAAGTTCCTCTCTCAAATTGGTTATTGTTTCTAACAAAGCAATATCGTTTTTGAAATAACATTCAATTGCTCTATATACTTCATCATCGCTATAGTATATGCAAAAGATACAATCAATATACCCTTCATCATCCATTTTTACATCTGATGATAAATCTTTGGTATTAACGACTTTAATACACAATTTCTCTCCAATTAAAGCAATATCTGTGACTTCTGTTTCGTATGGTTCTCCGTTTTTATTGGAAAGTAAAACAAATGGTATTTCAATATCAATATTTTGATATTTTTTGAATGAAATATGTAATTTATGGTTCTTACACATTAATTCCTTCGCTACTTCTCTATTATTTTCTAAAATTTCACTTAAACTTTTCATAATTATAATTTGTTTTTTATTTTTGTGTAATTGTTACTTTGGTTAATTTCAACCACTGATACCCTAAAGCACTCTTGCGCTTTTTGTTTGCACATGCAGCGATATTTCCGATAGTTGCTTTACTATTACTACCCAAAGCAATTGCAGCCTCCGTGCATGAATTATAACGTGCAATTACTTTTCCGTCCTTCACTTGTGCAACGGCTACAGATTGATATTTCTTTTTATTATTTTCTCCCATAAATTTATCCTTTGTTTTTAATCTAACTTAATCGGAGAAATACCACACGTTTTCAACATTTCATTTACTTTGTCCATGTTGGTTTCCTTCTCCGCACCAACTTCCTCCAAAAAGTCACCCAATGTTTGTCCGAGAAAAGAAACACCACCAAAAGGGGTTGAATCATCTTCCAACACAACATTTAGATATTTGCTTACTGACTTGTTACTCATGACTTCTAATTTTATATATTTATATTTTTATTTATTTATAAGTTTATATTTAGATATATTGATATATTTATATCTTTGTATAAGTGTATATCTATTCATAACCTCCCTCCACTTGAAAGGAGGTTATGTTTGTTTTGCTTAATCTGTAGTTCTTAAAAAGTAACTTAAATCATCACCCTTGAAAGTAGAGAGTGCTTTATCTCGTGCAACATAATAGAGTTCAGTGTATAAACTTGTAAGTTGCTCATTTCCTCTCTCATGTAATTCCCACGCCTTGATGTTGAGTGCCATTGCGAACTCTGTAAAATATTTCACATCGTCCTTCCACTCTTTTACAACACGATTAAAGGTTTCCTCAATTGCCTTCTGTCCTCCCATTAATTCTGCAATTGTCAAATCGCTTGAAAATGTTGTAAAACGTTCATAACCACTTTGTAACATTACGTTTTCAAAGTACTTTTCACTCATCATTGCTGCTTGAAATACGTTCATAATTCTTGAATTGTTTTAATTTGTTCTATGGGAATATTCCCTTGTTGTTTTGAATTACACTGCAAAGATAGTAATAAAAGTTGGAATGTACAAGTAAATTTTTCTTTTTAACTTGAGATTAACATTTTATTAAAAATTTGTTAAACTGCTAATCTCTTCACGTGCGTGCGCATGCGTATAATAATATATAATATAATAGTAATATATATAGGCCTATAATATATTTAATATATAAATTATATAATAATTAAAATAATATATAATAATAAATTTATTAGATATATTATTATATTATAAAAAGAAAAAATATAAAAAAGAAAAAGTTGAAAGTTACTTGATGTAATAGAGAAGTCATTGTTAAGAAAGTTTTTATTAAAAATAAAAATCATATTCCAACTTTAGATTTTAAAAATTACCGTGGCCAGGCCATGAAAAAAAATAAAGAAATTTTCACTTTTCAGAATTTTTTGAGTAGAGTAGAAAAGGAATAAACGGCTCAGAATAGCGTTTATTTGCTCTCTAAGCCGTTATAACCACATCAGCGGTATAATTGTACTCTAAATCAAAAATAAGCCGTTAGAACGCAACAAATAGTGTTTTATCGTAAATCATTTCTTTTGAATAACATTGTACAGCCAAACGGCACATACGTATTCCAAAGTTTTCATTAGAGCCAAGTTCACATTCGTTCCATAGGTCGTTTAATTGTCTTGTGACAACAATCTTACCATAAGTATTGCTTAATCTTTCCAAAGTGTTGTACAATCTTCTGCAAGCGTTCTCGTCATAGCAAAGATACCTTCTTTCTCCAATCTCATTAATATCTTTTCCTTCACGATGTAGTCCAACTTCATAAAACCAAAATTGTCCCAAGTTAGGAATAAACTTGTTTAGTTTCGCAAACGAAGGACATGTTTTTTTATATAACCCCACTTTGTAATAAACTTTACCAATTCTTTCCTCTATGCGTTCTACTTTTACCAAACAGCCATAATTTTCCTTATAACTATCTACTATTTCAGGAACACTGAAACGTTCTACCTTATAGTGGTGAAGTATTGCAGAATTATTATTATTAAAAGATACTTCGGTAATTTCTAACTTTGTCTTTGGTGTAAAAGTTAAAATAAGTTCTGAAAAATTATTTGTTCTATCTTTCAATAACTTGTCAACTGCTGTAGAAATTGTTTCGTTAAAAAACTCTTTCAACTCATCTAAATTCTTAATCTCTTTCATAATTCTATGTTGTTTATTTGTTTATTAATTTGTTTTCAATACTATTGTTTACTCACTTACAGCATAAGTTAATAAATTGCAAAGTGTTAAGAAGTCATACTCAAAATGATTGATAGTGAGTTGTTCAACAAAACCGAAGTTTTCTACATACTCAATGTAAAGTGTATCATCTTTAATAAAAATTCTTTTCAATACACAATTATCATGGAACGCAACAAACTCGTATTTTTTCTTAAACACTATCTCACCGCCACGATTTGTTACAACTTCTTTTAAAGCATTAACAACATTCTGTACAGCAATACCCATATCTTGAATAGCTTTAGTTGCTATCTCTAAATCCTTTTTGTTTATGTTCTTTGTTTCCATAATTCTTGTTTTGTTTATTTGTTATTGATTTACGCTTGCAAAGGTAAGCATATTTTTTGAAACCACCAAATTTTTAATGTTAATTGATGTTAAACAAAAACTTTATTTGAAATAAATAAAAAGTAGTGTGCTAACTATATAAGTTAAAACACACTACCATAAACAATTTATAGAATTATGAAGTATTAATAATCAAGTTCAATATATCCGTCAGAGATAAGTTCATGTAGAGAAACTTCTGATAAAAGTTTATTAATCAAAAATTCTCTCAATACTTTCTTAAAAGATATTTTTGTTTCACTATCAGTATCGAAAGCAAAATCATACCAAACATCAGCATTGAAATAGGTATCAACAAGTTCCCTTAACTCATCATTTGTTTTCTTTTCCAACAAGTTTTTATAACCCTTAGAAAGAAATAGAAAATATTTCAAGATAAGTTCCAAATTTTCATTTTTCGTATTAGTTGTTGAAATCTGAACTTTCTTATAAGTGCGTGAAATTTTATCTATTGTCAAACTTACAAGAATAATATCATCATCAACATTCAAATACCAACTATCCGCATCATATTCAATCCTACAATTTGGTACACCAAGTATGTGAATAATATCATCAATAGGTAAATTAACAACCTTGTTATACTTTTCCTTAAATTTGATATTGCTATAATCATCAAATTCCTCATCATACAAAGCACTAACTTCTGAATTAACCTTTGGTAAATTAATCTGTAGCATAATTCTTTTGTTTTAATTTGTTGTTGTGGGACTATTCCCTTATCATTTACGATTGCAAAGGTAGATAATTTATTTCAAACATCCAAATAAATTGACATGTTTAACATATAATTAACAATAGCATAAACGCTATATAATATATACGTATACACGAAGGAAATAACAAACTTGAATAAAAGCGTTTTAAGACGTTAAAATATAACTGAATGAACAATTATACTAAAACATAGAATAATACGTTTAGAACGAAAGAAAAGCGGTATATAAGCAATTGTATGCAAATATACCGCCTAAACATCTTAATTAGTTGTCTTACTTACTTCTTTCTTACAAAATACTTTCCGTCGTAGAAGTCGTAAATATCATATGTAGGGTTTTTGCTACAGATATTTTTCAGTGAGCCTTCTAACAAGTATGAAATTTCCTCATAACCTTCTGTGTCCTTGTCGTGTATCTCTTCCTTGCTGTAAGCACAATCCAAATCATACTTACTTGTGTTGACAAAAGACATAGCACACTCGTCATTATCATAAATGATTTTGATATTATTCTCATTGAGTTTATCCTTCATCTTCATAAACTCCTCAACAAGTGCCTTCTGCTCGTCTGTAAGGGATAGAGCCTTGAGAACACCCTCCTTGATAGTTTCTGTTCCATTCTCTGATACCTTAATGTCGTTCCAAGCGAGAGCCTCCTCCCTTGTCTTGTAAACACCCTTAAAGTTATTATCAATCTTTCCACTCTTTCCATAGATGATAGGGAAATATGTGTATACCTCCTCAACATCACCATTTGCAAACTTGTAAGATACAAAATAGTACTCATTAGTACCACCATTATTAACAAATTTTGCAGGCAAGTCACGTACCGATGTTAAACCATTCAAGAAGTTTTCGAGTGAAAATTCCTCCTCGATACGTACATCTTCCTCAAAGTCCTTAACTGAATTGTAAGCGACAATATTTTTCATAACCTTACCTTCATTCTCTCCCTTCGGTGTGACTTTATAAGTAACATCACCATTTAATGTGTTAATACTCTCAAACTTAACATTGCAAAGTGTCAATGTATCACCAATCATTACATAAGCGTTAACACTTGAAGATGTAATCACACGAATAGTTAAATTTTCCATAATTCTTAATTGTTTTAAATTGTTTATTAATTTGTTGTTTGTTTATTACTGAATTGTGAGTGCAAAGGTAAACAATTATTTTTAAACCACCAAATATTTTCTCACTTTTAACACTAATTTAACAAATAGATTTTATACATTCCATAAGTTGCTGTAATAGTGCATATCTTTCCTCCAAATACATTCCATTAAATAGGAACGTTTCAGAATAAGAAGAAGTTTCTAATACAACTCTCCCTTCTTTCAAATATATTCTCTTAATACCTATTTCTCTTGTACCTAAAGAAATATAGTACACATCACAATCTTTGAAGGTAAAACTTTTCTCGTCCTCGTCATTTAGGAGTTCGATAATTTTTTGTTCTATCTCCTTACCAAATTGACGAATCTTATCATTAAAATAAAGTAAGTTTACACAATAAAACTCAATAGCACAATATACTTCATTGTTGCTATAAGATAAACAATTAATGCTATTAATATACCCTTCTTTATCCATAGAAACACTTGAAGATAAATCAGTGGTATTAACTACCTTAATGTATATATCTCCTTCACTTAGTTTAATATCAGTGACTTCTGTTTCATAATATTCTCCATTATGATTATCAAGAATAACACATGGCGCATCAGTGAGCCTTCCATACTCAGAATTATCCGTAATGGAAATATGACTAATATTATTAGATAACATCAACTCAACTGACTTATTCCTATTATCTTTTAGAACTTCATGTAATGACTTCATAACTCTTAATACTTTGTTTAATTTGTTTGTTTATTGATTTACGACTGCAAAGATACGAACTTAATTTGGAAACACCAAATATATTTTTGTATTTAACATTTAATTAACATATCGCTTTATAGGATATATACTATATACGCACACGCAATATAGTATACTATTTAAAATAAAACGTTTTAAGCCGTGAGAATTACTCACGACTTGTAATTTATCATCACAAATTACATAACGCCTTAGAACTCAAATAAACCATATATAAAAGAAAATCTATCACTACTTATCTCAAGCAATGATAGATATACACTAATAAAAATAATATAATATAAAAAAACAAACTAAATTATAACTTATTCGTCCATATTATCTATATAGTCCTTCCACTCCCCATAACTGCGTGACGTTATAATCATGATTACAACCACCACTAAAATAAAAATCATTATCATTCCTTCATACGTGCATAAGTTCCTACAAGTTCATTCAAAATTGCTAACCAATCACCATAGTGAAAATCAGAACAATATTTCAAATCTTCTGTAAACTCTTCTCCATTAGCAATATAAGTAATATCAATTGTTTCCGTTTCGTCATTCACTGACAATTCTTTGACGTTGATATCCAACAATGAATTATCCGACCACCCGTCAAAGTCAGGTGCTAAAGTAGAATAAATGACTTCCACTTTTCCTCCCATTGCCACAACAATATCACGCATAACATTCAATACTTCCTCCGCACCCTTTTCTAAATTTGCTCGTGCATTCATTGAACGTTCAGAAAATTTCAATTTCATTGATTTATCCATAATTCTTAAATGTTTAATTGATTTGATTACAAGTGCAAAGATAAGAATTTAATTTGAAATGAACTAATAAAATTTATAGTTTAACAAATATTTAACACTTGAATGATTATTGTCTATATATAATATTATATACACATACATGAAGGGATACATAAACCTATTTATTTGACTTGTAAGACGTTTAAACAAACTATCTATATAAGTTATCGGATAAATTAAAATAACGCTTTAGAAATGAAATAAAGTGTATATATAAAAATCTACCACTACTTATCTCAAGCAATGGTAGAGAAATTTAGAAAATAAACTCAAAATATATATTTGACTTTGATTAACTTGCAGTAAATTAATCAAAATACATTCTATCACATAATGTTAAAACATCTTCCATGTGCATAGAGTCAATATTTACCCACTTGTCACACTTCTTTCCGTTCTCAACAACTACATGACCCTCCATAGATGTAAAGTATTGAGTTTCATTTACCCTTACTTTGTCGATATATAAGAGAGAACAAACTTTATTGTTTGCTGTACCACTCAAAAGATAACAGCTAAATGGGTTGTTATTTCTTAAAACAGAAATACCTTCTGTACCATACTTCTTAATTTCGGGTTTAACCTCATCAAAAAGGTTACGATAGTTATTAGAAATATCTTCTAAATAACCATTAACTATAGCTTTCTTATTTGTCATATTTCTTAATTGTTTGAATTGTTAAAATTTAGCACAATCAATAATACCAAAGACTGTTTCAATGTCAAAATCGCTAATTTCTATCCACTCATCGCATACTTCATGGTTATTACTTACCACGTGTACTTCAAGTACCATTTCGGGGTAAACTCTATGAGAGACACGAATAGCGTTAATCTCATAACGAATACACTCGCAATCGTCATAAACAGCGTCTGCTATATAATTATAATCGTCCCAAACAACTGGCAAACCCTTCTCACCATATTTCTTTAAGTGCTTTGCCACATAATCAATAGTTGAGTTATAATGATTATAGGTTTCTTTCATTAACCCATTCAAAGTTTCCTTAAAGTCCTTCATATTTCTAAAAGTTTAATTTGTTTTTATTGATTTATATTTGCAAAGTTAATAATAAAGTTTGAAATAGGCAAATAAAATTATATGTTTAACAATTATTTAACGTTTATAATGTTCTTGTTTCTATTGTATATATTATAACTATCAATGACTATTGACATATCTACAAATGCTTTATCTATATAGAACTTTCTCGCCCATTCCTTTGCCTCCTCTAATGTTGCAAAACTATTGGTTGGTGTATCATCATCATATTCCATATAGAAGTCGTAACACGTTTTATTAAAGCGTGAAGATTTAGTAATTTTGCATACACCTTCACTTGTCACTGCTAACAAGTCACCTTCCATTTCAATCCATTCAAGAAAAACAGACTTTTCTGCAATCTGACTTATATTTATCTCTTTTTCCATAAGTAATTTAATATAAATTCAATTCATATACCGCCTGCAAATTCCCCCACTTATTAATCTCAACATAACAAGTTTTATCAGACTTCTTACAATAAAAAACGTCCTTCGCTATTGCAGATGCACAATTTTCCAAATATCCTCTATCATTTTTGAAAGTAAGAAACTTTCTCGCAAGTTCCAAACCGCTATAAGTACCGTTCTCTATTTCCTTTGCGTGTTCTCTAATTGATAGAATAGGGTTTATATAAACATTATCCATAAGAATAGAAATATTACAAGTTAAAAATACATTAACAATCTCCTAACATTGGGTGATATTCCAAATCAAAAAATTGTCCTTTAACAACCTCCTTAAAAAAGTTGTATAATATAATTTGGTTTTTTAGAGTTAATTGATTTATACGCATCCATGTTTCAGTATCTTTGTCATAAAATTTTATTGTGTCATTATCATATCTGATTTTTGTAAAAGTGAAATATCCATTAATATTTGGAATACCACAAACTTTCTCATCAGAAATAATTTCATTGTCATTGAGTTTTAATAATGATGCAAATTTGTCATAAAATTTTACTCTTAATTTTATTTCCTCATCGCTTAATTCACTAATTGTATCAAGTAATGAAATAGCCATATAAATAGCTTTCGTTCCATGGTCACTTGATAAATCGGTCATAGGAATAAAATCATGCTTTGAATAATCAATTTTATTCACATGAAAGTAAATAGCACCTTTGCTAAGCACAATAGAACAAACATCATACTCAATATTATCTTTAAAAACAACAGGATAATTTGCATAAAACTCAATCATATTACGATTAGTCTTTTGCATATATCTACGCAAATTATTCTCGTCACTCTCGCTAAATCTTACTAACTTATTCATAATTCTT